GTTTATCGGGAAGCTATACAGACAATGAGTACGTGGGCAACTTCCCCAACTGCATTATTGCCATGCAATACTTTAAAGAACACTGTTCACAACACAAGGCGGCGAGTTGTATTTTAGAAAAGTATGCTAACCTACCTGATGACCATGTATCACGCAACGCATTTTCTTTTAGTATTACAGAAGTCCAGTCGTGCGGATTTGTCGGAGTCGATACAAGAACTTTTACCAAGGATTAATAATGTTACACGAAATGTATGATGGCCTTTTAGTTATGGACCACTTTGATGACTGTATTATTGGGGTAGTGCGGGGAATTGATAACCAGGATAAGATTTGTTATAGCTATCAGTGTGTCATTGCTAAACTTATGCGCGAGGATGAGATGGAAGAGATAGACGCAATAGAATACTTTGAGTTCAACATGATGGGCGCGTATGTAGGGGAAAACACCCCATGCTTTTTATTTACGGAAGATGATTAATGAAGACCCTTATCCATGTTAACCAACATGTTATAAAGTCAAACAGAAAGAAAAAGGTAGAAGAACCTGTATTGACGGTTAAGACATACAAGAGCAACACCTATGCACATGAAGTAAATATAAAAGGCGACTCTAAAGTAGTGTACCGCCCAGACAAACCACTATCATGTGGTGCACATGTTTGGATAGAAACCCAATCGGAAGTGGAGATAGTTAGATAATGGAAATATATAAAGACCGAGCCTTAATTGTTAACACAAAAAACCCTGACTCGATTATTGAAAAGATAAAGAAAAGTAAGGTTATTGCATCATATCCCAATGGTGTGCATAGTGTGGCTGTACACTGGGGTGTTAATGAAATAGCCGACCTAACAAGCTTACGATTAAAAAACGTTCCAAGTAGAATTAAAAAAGACTACACTTGGCCTGGAATTTTTAAGCCTTTTAAACACCAAGAGGAAACATCTGAATTTTTATCTAAACACAAACGAGCTTATTGTTTAAGTGAAGCAGGCACAGGGAAAACGTCAGGTGTTATATGGGCTGCAGATTATTTAATGCTACAAGGCACAGTAAAAAGAATGTTGGTGGTGTGTCCCCTATCTATAATGCAAGCCGCGTGGCAATCAGATTTTTTTAAAACAGCTATGCACAGGACTGTAGCGTTAGCCCATGGGACACCAGTTAAGAGAAAAAAAGTTTTAGCTGAAAATACAGAGGTCGTAATTATTAATTACGATGGTATTGAAATTGTCGAGAAAGAAATTAAAAATGGCGGATTTGATTTAATAGTAGTAGACGAAGCTAACTATATTAAAACTGTATCAACACGCCGATGGAAAGCACTAAACAGAATTATTAATGATGACACGTGGGTATGGTTAATGACAGGAACACCAGCCGCGCAATCTCCCGCTGACGCATACGGACTTGCTAAATTAGTTAATCCTAAAGGGGTACCTAAATATGCAGGGACATTTAAAGATATGGTAATGCAAAAGGTGAGCCAGTTTACTTGGGTGCCTAGAATCAACGCTCAAGACATAGTGTTTAAAACTCTCCAGCCCGCTATAAGGCACACAAAAGACGAGTGCTTAGACTTACCACCTGTTTTATATACCACACGAGAGGTCCCGATAACTCCTCAACAGACAAAGTATTATAATCAACTAAAGAAAGATGCATATATGGAAGCATCTAGCGAAGAAGTTACTGTTGTAAATGCGGCTAGTATGCTAACTAAATTATTACAAGTAAGTGCGGGAGCGGTTTACACGGATACACAACAAGTTATAGAGTTTGATATATCTAATAGGTTAACGGCACTTAAAGAAATTATACAAGAAGCGAGTCACAAAGTAATTGTGTTCTGTCCTTTTAGAAATAGTATAAAGACTTTAACCACGGAGTTAACGAAGTTAAAAATTACTAACGATTGTATTACAGGTGACGTCTCTATGTTAAAACGTTCACAGATATTTAAAAATTTTCAAGAGAAAAAAAGTCCACAGGTTTTAATCATTCAACCTCAAGCGGCGTCACATGGAGTTACGTTACACGCGGCTAACGTGGTTGTATTTTGGAGCCCTGTCATGTCAGTAGAAACATATATACAATGTTGTGCTCGTATGGATAGAGCCGGTCAAAAGAATTCTATGACCGTAGTACACCTACTAGGTAGCCCTGTAGAACACAGGGTATACAAAATGCTTCAAGGCAAAGTAGAGAATCACACCAAGCTGGTGGATTTATATAGAGAAGAATTAGGAATTATTTGACAAAGTCCATAAAGTGAATTACAATACAATGTCAATTAAAAAGAGAGGACCATTATGGATTTAGATGACAACCAAATTGAGAAGTTGATGCAGACCGAACTGAAGATGCGCGAGGCTATTGAAGAACTTGAAACTAAAGTCAAGGACATTAAAGCTAAACGCTCCCAAGTACAAAATGCTTTAAACGAAGCGTGCCGACAACTTAATGTGACAAGTTTAAAAACTCCAGTAGGCACATTGTCTCGCACACTTAAAACAAGGTATTGGACTTCCGACTGGCCTGAGATGCATAAGTTTTTGAAGGCTAATGATGTACTTGAGTTAATGGAAAAAAGAATTAGTCAAGGCAACATGAAAGAATTTATGCTTAATAACCCCGAATTAAGTCCTCCAGGACTACAGGCGACAAGTGAATACACGGTATCAATTCGTAAGAACAAAGAGTACAAGGAAAACAAATGAGTGATGGCGCAGACATTTTTGCTGACGCTACTCTTACAGCTACACATAAAACTGATAGCTTCACCAGTAGCATAACTGCTAATACGGTTACCGCTAAGCGCATCTCTATACGTGATAATGCTTTTAGGCTCATGGTTAATGGTCAAGAGATTGACAAGTCAGACGAAGCGCACCTAGATGTAGTTATAATAAATGCATCCCCTTATGTGCATCGTATGTACTATGATACTGATTATATTCCGGGCGTAAAAGTTCAACCACCTGTGTGTTGGTCGTCAAACAGTAGAAACCCTGATAGTAAGGTTGAATCACCACAAGGTAAAACTTGTGTCCAATGCCCTCAAAACATAAAAGGTTCAGGTCCTCGTGGCACAAAAGCATGTAGATTTAGCCGAAGGATTGCGGTTGTGAAGGCCGATGATATAGAGGGCGACATATATCAAGTGACACTCCCTGCACAATCTATATTTGGTGTGGGCACACCTGAACGTAAACCACTACATCAATACTCAGATTATGTACGAGCTAATGGTCAGACTTTAATGGCTATAGTTTCTCGCATGTCTTTTGACCCCAACTCTCAAAACACTAAGATAGGTTTTAAGCCTATTAAAATAATTACTGATGAAGACTACCAAGCATGTTCAGAAAAAAGTTTATCTGAAGATGCTATACGAGCTATTGAATTGACTGTAAGTGTTAATTCAGAAGACGTTAAAAATGTATTTTTATCAGAGGAAAACAAGTCCCCCGTTGCAGATAGCGGTGAGCTAGACTTGGAAGAATTACTATCTGCATGGAATTAAAATTTTAATTATCTAGGAGAATTAACAATGGCAACAAGCAATTTAGTTTTTACAACACCCGCAGGTATAGCACAGTATCCATGGTTATCTACACCCGATACTAAATTTTCTGAAACAGGTGATTACAAAGTAAGTTTAGTTCTTACCAAGGAAGCTGCACTACCTATCATAAAACAGATTAAAGATGTATTTGTGGAAAACTTAGAATCAGAAAAGAAAAAGAATAAAGGTAAAGAGGTTAAAAAAGCTAACCCTCCATTTGCAGAAGAGTTAGATGATGAAGGTAAAGCAACTGGTAATATCATAATAAGATTTAAATCAAGCTATAAACCATCTATGTTTGATTCCAAAGCTAACCCTATGGTTGATGTTAATGTTTGGAGCGGCTCTGAAATAAAAGTTAATGGCTCTATAGCTCCGTATCACACCACTTTAATTGGTGCTGGTGTCTCTTTACGTTTAAGAGCAGTTCAAGTTATAACTCTTGTAGAGGGTGGTCAGTCAGCAGGTGGTTATGGTTTTGAAGAACAGGAAGGCTATGAATATGTAGAAGCTCCGAAACTTGAGCTAGAACCTGCGCCTGAAGCGTTTATAGATACGCAAACTCCAGAACCTGCAGCAGCAGAAATTAAAGAGCCTGTTAAAAGAGCAGATGATAAACCAGCGGCAGAAACTAAAAAATCTTCAGAGCCTTTACCGGAAACAGGTGAAGTTAGTCTTGATGATTTAGTTTCGGAATGGGAGTAAAAACATGAGAGGATATTCACAAATAGTTATTGAAGCAAATCAAAACGCCATAGTTTTGCATGATGGAGATGAAACCGAGGTACCTTTGTCGTTACGTTTAGGCGAAATGTGTATTGCAAAAAGATACTCGGCTGCTGCAGTTGCACAAAAATTAAATCTTTCACGTCAGACAGTGTATGATTGGTTTTCGGGAAAAGCAACTCCGCAGGTTTCACAAAACGACAAGATTAAAGATTTAATTGAAGAGCTAAGCCGTTTAATTTAATTAAATAGGGAGGTAACTCCATTACTTTGTCGCACTACTCACTAGGATAATAATGCAAACATCAGAGTTTTTAAAACATATATGGCCTGACACAGGTCAATATTGCATCGTTGGTAAAGACCAACAAAATATAGTCCAACCTAAATTTGTAGATGACTTTGCAACAGCGGGACAGACTATCAATAAATTTTTAAAAGATAAGCAAGATATATATTTTGCAATGTCTTCGTGGGGGGATAAAAATAACAGACAAGCAGTTAACGCAAAAGAACAGAAATGTTTATGGCTTGATATAGATTGTGGTTTCGACCACAAAAAAAGAAAGTATAAAGACTATAGAACTAAGGAAGATGGGCTCGTGGCACTACGAGAGTTTACCGATGCCACGAAGTTTCCTCCGCCTACTATTGTCGACTCGGGAAATGGTATCCATTGTTACTGGACTTTTACAGACGCAGTTAACAAAGATATATGGAAACCCGTAGCCGACGGATTTAAATTTTTATGTATAAAACACAAACTTGCAGCTGACCACGGGTGTACCAGTGATGTTAGTAGAATACTAAGAGTGCCGGGTACAAAAAACTTTAAGGATATAGAAGACCCTAAAGACGTCATTATCTTACAGCAAGGGGCTCATACTTCTTTTGATAAAATAGCGGAACTTGTACCGGTTGAATTAGTTACTAAGAGAGACAAAGCTAAAAGACCTATGGATGAAGCGACAAAAGCTATCCTAGGTAATCATACGTCTAAGTTTTTAAAGATAATAAATCGCATTAGGGAAGGCGATGGGTGTAAACAGTTAGAGCATATAATATTAAACCAGGCTAAAATAGAAGAGCCCCTATGGCGTTCTGGTTTATCAATAGCTACCCACTGCGAAGATAGAGAGATAGCTATACACAACATATCTAAGCACCACCCTGACTACAATTTTGACAAAACTAACGAGAAAGCGCTTAAGATTCCCGGCCCACATTCGTGTCGAGAGTTTGAAAGTTTAAGACCTACCGGGTGTAAAAGTTGTAAACATCAAGGGAACATAACTTCTCCTATACAACTCGGTAAAGTTATAGCTAGAGCTAAAGGCTCTGACAATTCTATTGAAGCTCGTAGTGAATCACTAGATACGATTGTAACTTATCACATACCAGATTTACCGTTTCCTTATTTCAGGGGTAAAAATGGTGGCATATATAAATCGTTACCTGACGATGATGATGACGGAATTCAAGTATATGAATATGATTTTTACCTAGTAGAAAGATTAGAAGACATTGAATTTGAATGTGCTTGGTTTAAGGTTCATTTGCCTAAAGATGGGGTAAAAGAATTTATAGCTAGAACCTCTGACTTATTGACAAAGGAAAAAGCCAGAGCAATTCTTGTAGATAAAGGTATCGTTGTGCATGGTCGTCAAGTAGATTTAGTAATTGAGTACATAGTAGCATCTATTAAAGCTCAACAGAGAGATGTTAACGCCGCTAAAATGCAAAAACAATATGGGTGGAACCCTGGTGATGCGTCTCAGAAAAACAAAATATTAATAGGGAACAGAGAAATAAGTGCCTTCGGCATAAAATATTCTCCTGTTTCTAATGCCTTAAGTGACTTTAATCATACCCTAGTTAAGAAAGGTAGCTATGAATTGTGGAAAAAAGCTATCTCTATTTACGAGAGGCCTGGCATGGAGGTACGAGCCTTTGGTTTATTTTGTGCTTTTGGTTCTTTGTTGATGCCCTTTTTTAAGTCTCGAGAAAAGTCAGCTATTGTAAATTTATACAACGCTGAGTCGGGCCAAGGTAAAACTACAATACTGCAAGCTATGACAAGTGTATATGGTAATCCCGACACGGATGCTAAACTAATTAACTTATGGGGCGACACACAAAATTCTATCATCAATCGTTTAGGGTATATGAATAACCTTGCAACAGCAGTGGATGAGATGTCTAATGTTGACCCCAATGCTCTACATGAATTTTTAAAGTTTGTATCTACAGGACGAGGTAAAAATAGGTTAGGTAACGGAGTTAACAATGAAAGAACCAATGACACAACTTTTAATTTAATTTGTGTGGTGAGTAGCAATACTGATTTTAGAACAGTTATGTTTGCGGATAAAGCCAAAGCAAGTGGGGAGATGGCAAGGTTTTTTCAAGTCCGAGTATCTGCGGATACCAAAACATCTAAAGAGGAAGCGGATAGTTATTTTAGTTTGTTATTTGAAAACTATGGACATGCTGGTGAAATTTTCTCTCAATATTTAATTGCAAATTTAGATAAGGTAAAAGAACAGTTAGCTAGTATGCAGTTACGAATAGACAAAGAGTTAAAAATAAGTGGGCCTGATAGAAAATATTCTGCTTTGTTCGCCGCTGTATTCTTAGGAGCTATAATAGCAAAGCAGTTAGGCATACACAAAATACCTATAGATAGTGTGTACAAGGCTATAGGTGAAGAATTTAAACAAAGTAAGACTGAGATTAAACAAAGAGACTTCGATGCTTTACAAACACTTGGAGATTTTTTACATGAAGCTAAGAGCTGTACTTTGGTAATAAACAACAACATAGATAAACGAACTGGCGTGGCAGAAGCTCCAATTATGAAACCGGTATTAGATTTAAAAGTTCGAGTTGAACCTGATACTCACACTATCTATATACCTGTATCTATAATGAGAAGTTATTTAGAATCACAAAAAGTAGAATACTCAGATTTTATAAAAGGCTTAAATAAGTACAAAGTATTAACAAGAAAATCAGATATTAAAATTTTACATAAGGGTTTAGATATCAGTGCACCAGGTGTAAGATGTTTATGGATTGATAACAAAAACTTCGAAGAACTTCAAATTCAAAACTTACCATTGGACATACCAAAACATGTTAACTAACGGCACAGATTATCAAATTGATTGGCCCAACTTTGAACCAGGGACTTCTATATTTATACCGGCAGTAGATATTGAATCGGCTATCAAAGCGATACAAAAAGAAAGTGAGCGCCTAGAGTTTAAGTACGTGCACAAAGTTGTAATAGAAAACGAAGTTCAGGGAGTTAGAGTTTGGAGACTTGAGTAGCTCCTAGTCATAAACTTCTCTACGATACTCTTCTATAAGCCGTCTTAATTTTCTACTTGTTTTAGAGTTATCAAAATAATCTGACTCAACCAAATACCCTAATTGTTCTTGTCGTTCCTGAGCGTATCGTCTTAACTCTTTTTCTTTTTCCGCCGGCTCCATATTTGGGTTACGATATACTTCATTTTCTAATTTACGAATTGAAGCCATTCTTTCATCTAATGATTTAAGGTTCGAGTAAACGTCAAGAAACTCTTGGTTTTCTTCTCGGTATTTTTCAGCCTTTGCCTTATTCACACCTGTAGTTTTGTCTAGAGCATTATAAGTTTTGTATATTTCATTTACTTGTTCACGTAGTTCATAGAAATCTGATTGATTTCGACTACCTTCTTCTGAAGTATATAGTCGGAAAGTCCCAGGTATATCTCTCAACCCTTCTCGGTCCATCGCCATAATACCTTCAATACCTGTATTTTTAGGTAGTACAATCCCATTTATATCTGCCATCCATCTTTCGGTAAATAGCTGGATGATTCCAGCGGTGTATCCTAAAGTACCACGTAAGATGTGGTCGATATACATTGGTGATATTGTTTTGCCTGTTTCTTCTGCAAAGAAGTTTGCTACACTAATAGAAAACTGCGATGTTGTGCGTGTGTATTGTTCTTCAGGCGCTCCAGAGAATTTTTCTTGTCCTCTTCCTACGATAGGTCTATCTTTATACAGGTCATAATTATAAGCGGCTTCTAAAAAGGAACCAATACCAGTAGGCATAGGACCTGGAGTAGCTATACCTTTTAATAGCGCTCGTTTAAAAGCTAACTTCATTTTTTCAGAATCTTCAGAGTCTTCTATGTAAGCTTGGTATAGGTGTTCTGGAATTACTTTTGCAATCAATGTCCATAAATCAGGTCGTAATGGCATTGTAAAACCTACTGTTTGAAACGTTATACCTAACGGGCTATCTTTATCAACTGAAAATCCAGAAGGGATAAACAACACATTATCTCTATACGCAGGGTCAAGTTCTTCAAACTCTTCTTCACCGCCCATTAACATGTTATACATTATAACTAAAGGAACAGTCTGAGTAAGTGCGTTTAAATTTGAACCTAACGCTTGCATTTTAGTTTGAGGAGAGATGCCATCTAGTAACAGAGTTCCTCCTACTACATTCAGTGCTTGTAGGTTAGCGTTAACAAAAGGCGCAAGTTGTCTAGCTATGTTAACTACTTGAGCAGAACCTGTTCTTCTAAAGTTAATAATTTCAGCTGCTCGTAAGGTAGCAAGGCGAGCATCTTTAGTTTCTAGCATGGTTTGAGAGTATACGGCTTGCCTTATTAAATTATCTGACATCTGCGAAAACTTTTGCAGGGGAGCTACTAAAGTCTCAAGTATTTTTTTATAAGAACTTGTTTCTTGGCTATAACCATTTCTACGAATCTCTTTCTCTACATTTTCTACTTGCTTACTGTAATCTCTAATTCCTGCTACGGTAGCTTTTTTTAATTGAGTTCTTGCGTTACTTAAACCTACTGTAGATAGCGCTATTTCTTTTACTACTTGCAATGGTAACATTACAGGAAACTTAACACCGCTGGTTAAAAACGTAGCGAAAGCATCCATTGGAATTTGGATAATGCTGAATATAGGATTTAACACAATGTTAAGTCTCAAGGTATTAATTATAGGAGCTAAAAATCTAAGCATTGGTAGGGCAGCGGGCTCAAGACCTGTAAAAGCTTCAGACATTATCTTAGACCTATATTGGAATGATTCTTTTTTACCATCCATCCAAACTACAATAGTTGTACCATCATTTTTATTTTTGTTAGTTGTATCTTTTATGACCCAATCATTAGGGCTTGTTCCAATATTACCCATGTATTTTTTAGTCAACACAACTTTATTAACAGCTGACTGATTTTGTACAGATTTTCTTACTATATAGTGAGCCCACTTTTCCATGTTATCAAAAACATTATGCACAGGTCGGTAGGAACCTTTATATTTTTTATCTGTTTGAGCATCTAGTAAACCTCTTGTGTTTTCTTGAGGCCCAATTTTTTCTCCCATAGCTCTGTAAAAAGGAACATAGTCCATTACATCTAATAACTTTTGAGCTTGCTCTTCATTATACAAACCACTTTCTACTGCAAAATTTATAACGTTTTCTCTAACAGCGTTCCAAATATTACTTACCTCTGCCAGTTCAGGATATAATTTAATTTGTTTTAAACCACTTCTTTGTTGCTCTATAGTCATGCTTGGAACTTTAAATCCCGCAGCATAAACTTTTTTAGCTTGTGTATTTTTACCTTGCCTTAACAAGCTAAGAACTTTCTTTTCAACTTTTAAATTAGTGCTTCGTAAACCTTTATTTCTAAGCGCCACAAAATATGAGTGCGCATGCTCTACTACTTTTTGAAGGGGTATGCCTTTTTTCCCAGAGATGTCTAACAATTGTCTTTCTAAATCTTTCATAGACATACCATTTTCTTCTACCATAGCTTTAGACGTATCTTCATCCCACTTTATATCGCCTTTAAATATAAAATTTGTAGCTACATCATCAGCTTTTACTGCTTGACCACTATCTAACATGTAAAAAGCTTTTTCAAAATCTTTTGCAGTAACGCCTTGTTTCCTCATGGATTTTCTAATGGCCCCATTTAAAGCCGCTTCAAAGTTAAATACTTTAGTCTGCACCCATCTCATACCGGCACCTACATACCCAAAAACAGTATCAAATCTAGGGTCATCCCCTGCGGTTACATACTTAGGTACCTTTGGCGGAGGTGGTGGAGCAGCAGGTTTTTGACCTGACTCTTTTAAAAGTTTATCGCCTTCTTGTTCTATGTTAGTTGTTTTTTTAAAGTTAGGGGTTTTACTGTTATCTGCAGGGGTTTGAGGTCCTTGCATCAAAGAAGGTGCGATTGCCACTAAGTCATTTAAAACTGAACGCTGTTGTATGTCTATGTTGGGCGATTGTTTACCCGCCCGACGGTTAACGGAGTTAATCGCGTTTTGAACATATGTAATAAAATCATCCCAAAGTGATTCAAATAGATTAGCTCTCTTTTTAACTTTAGACGGTATCTGCGCCAAGCCAATTTGAAATCTTTCATTGGAAAAAGCTTCCGCTAGAAACTCCAAAACATTAGTCATTCCGTATTCATTATTAAAAACATAGCCTGGAGCTGAAAAATTAGTTGGAACAGGTGGGTAATACGAATCACTATCAAATCCTGCCTCACTTTCAAATCCTGCCTCAATCAAATCCTGCCTCCTATTAAACTCTTTTACATTTTCAATATTTGCTTCATAAACATTTACCATAATGTCTTTTAGTTCCTGCCCAAGCTTGTTTTTAGGTTCTAAAAGATTAGGGTTCCTAATATCATCTAATCTTGGATTTTTAAATAGTGTTTCAGTAATACCTACGGTTGCTGCGTGAACAATTTCATGGATTATAGTAGCGTTCGTTGCAAACATATCTGGCGTAGGTTGTTGAAATTGTCGGCGACTACTACTCAAATTTAACATTTTTATTTTGATTGCGCGGTCAGATTCTGAATAATATCCCAAAACACCTAGTACCATTGGCGAATTTATATCTTCATCCATTCTATCTACTAACACATCATTCATACCTGGTACTTTTTTAAGTATTTTAACAACTGCTTTTTCTGTATTAGTCAAAGTCTGTGTCTCTTCTAACATTTGTAACACATCTACCACATTAGTAGTCTTTTCAGCAGCTATATTATCTTTTATTAAGTTATTAAGATTGCGAGCAGGGAGTGCATCGGTAAAGTCGCTAGTAATACTGTTATTATCTAAAACGGCATCTACATAATTAGATTCATTTTCAATCTGTACGTTTAAGCTATTAACCAAATCAAAAGCTATTATTTTTTCGAAGTTAACTAAGTCACGAGCAACATTAAACTTTCCATCATCAAATTTAAGAGTTAGAGCTGTTTGTAAAGCTACATCACCTTTTGCTTTACCCATATCATCTTGATATTTTTTAGCGGAGGGGGGAGCTTTTACAACTCGTATGTCATTTCCCATCTCTAGTATCGTGGCTAAATCATAAGTAGTAGATTCTGTATATACTTCTGTTAAAAATTGTACAACGGGGTCGCCATAGATGGGGGAGTCAGCCTCATACATTGCTTCTTTTCGTGGATTACGAGACACGTCATCTTCTATTATAT